ACCGAACACAGCAGATGTGTAACCGTTACAGCTGGTCTACCATGTCGTTGGCGAGCAGGTCGCGCTTCAGCTTGATGAAGAGCAGCACGTTGAAGCAGCGCGCGTAGCTCTCGAAGGGCATGTCAGGCGTCCAGGCGGTGCCCCCTGAGAAGACGCTTGCTGCCCGCCAGCCCATCTGCCCGCCGAAGGGAGAGCGCACGATGATGGTGATGCCGAGCTTCTGTTCGATGACCCCAATCGAGTTGAGGTCGTTCATGTAGCTGACGCCAGGGTCCACCCACACGCTGGCGAAGGAGGTGAAGAAGTCGTTCAGCTTGTTGCCACGCGCGAACTTCTCCCAGTCCTGCTGAATGGACTCAACCGCCCGCGTGATGAGCTCCTCAAGCGGCGGTTTCTCCTTTTTCCGCCGGTCGGCGATGTTGATGACGTCAGCCACGAGACAGCAGCGGTAGCATGGGATCGTGAACTCCGCCCTTCACTTTCTTTCCACCAACAACGTACAGCTGAGGACCAAACCCCCATTTACGGCGTAGCTTGAAGGGCGGTATCCAGATGAAGCGCGTACCTTCAGGCCAGTCCCAGGTCTCTTGGGGAATGGAGTCCTCCTTGATGACTCGCACGCTGGTATCAGGCACCAGGCTCTCCTCGCAGACACTCACCAATGGAGCGCCCCTTGTCCCACAGCACCCAGTCGTCGGTGTGCCCACCTAGCTTCAGCTTGACCGTGCCGTCGGGGCAGAACCAGATAAGCAGCTCGTCCTGCATCGCGACCAGTCCAGGGTCAGGACCTGAAAAGACCTGGGTGTGCCAGAACTTCATAGCTCCACGAACTTCGGCACGGTGACGCTCGCGCCGTTCTCAGCGGACATGAACTTGTTGTGAGGCGAGTGCCACTCACCGCGGTAACCAGCGGGGTTGCAGACGATCCGTGTCTTCCACAGCTGCGTGTCGATGGTGTCATGCGTGTGCCCGTGGATCCAGATGGCTGGTGCGTGATCATACGCGAGGATGTCGTCGCACTGCCCGACGAAGCCGCCGTTGGCGCCATCGGATTCGTCCTTCGGCCAGAAACGGGCCGAGACCAGCCGCCGCGAGGGCAGGTGGTGCGTGATGACAACCGTCTTCCCGTCGTAGGGCTCCTTCAGCAAGGCATCCAGGGTCTTCTTCTGGCCCTTGAAGATGCTGATCATGTCGGGCACCGTGAAGTGCCGCGGGACCGAGCGGTAGCTTGGGTCGTGGTGGCTGTTCCGCTTGATCAGCCGGAAGTCGTTGAGGTACCAGCCAGTCGCCCCTTGGTCGGCGAGCGTCGGACCGCCGTCACCCCACAGCGTGGTGTAGATGAAGCGCACGCCGTCCTCTGCGAACATACCGACATCGCCGAGCGCGAACCTCAGCCCTGGGCAGTAGTTCTCGAACCGGTCCCGCATGGTCGGGTTCCACGCGTCGTAGTTGTGGCGGTAGTACTCGTGGTTGCCCGGAACGAAGATGGTCCGATGGAAGCGCAGCATCACGGCACCGATGAAACCAACCAGTTGGTCAGGCGAGGACGAGATGTCCCCAGCCAGCACCAGCACGGACTCGGCATCGCGGTCGTCGTGGGGTAGGAAGTCGATAGCCAGCGTCAGCGGGTCTCGCCCGCTGAAGCCCTCAAGGTGGAGGTCCGATGCGATTCGAAGATACTTAGCCATGATTGATTATATCACGCCTGACGTCGGCGTAGAACTTCGCGATGGAGGTTGAACCACGCCTGGACGTGGTGTTTGAGCTCGATTACAGATCCTGGTTTATCTAGGACGACGGCAACCTCAGCCACGGCCCGTTCGGCCTGGCGCCGCTGGGCAAAAAGGCTGAAGTCGTAGAGCTTCATGGGTCCTCGGCGTGATCATGTAGCTATTTACCGGTCCGGGATGGTACGGTAGACCCGTAGAACGTAGGCGCCCTCACGGTACAGGGTGCCTGACATGTGTGGGTTGTACGGGTCAGGCAGCCCCTTCATGTACATCATGGCGTGGTTCATGGTGCAGCCCAGGTCCTGGAGGTCAAAGAAGTAACCCGCGCCGGCGTGCTTCTTCTGCTTGAAAAGCCGCAGAATTCTGGTCGCCTCCGGCAGCCGCAGCAGGTACTCAACAACAAGGACCTTCACTGGCTCAGCAGCCGAGGAACGGTGAGAAAGATCAGCAGCATCGCGATGATGACCGACAGCCGCGTCATCCAGTTGTCGGCGACGTAGTCACCGTACCGGTTGCGGATAGTGGCCATCACGACGACCGTGGAAGCAAACGCCGCGAGAAGGTAGAACGCCAGGGAGAGCAGGGCGTCGAGGGTCACGATTAGACCTCCAGAGGTTGGACGACTTTGTCGTCGCGCAGCAGCTGCTTGATGGTGGGGAAGCGAAGGGCGTAGATGGTGCTGCCCTTGGCGAGTGACATCTCCTGGAAGGTGATGACCGCCGTTGAGCCGTCATAGAGCGCGTCGAAGTTCTCAGCGATGTGCTTACGCTGGTCGTCGCTGAAGCCGCTGCCGACGTTCGTACGGAATGGCTTGCCTTGCTCGTCGCGACCTTCGACCGTGATGCCACCGCAGGTGTTCTCCAGGCGGGACTTCTTGCGACCCTTGTACCAGGCCACGACACGGGCGTCGACGTCGTAGAAGCGCTTGACCTTGCACCAATCGATGGTGCGGTCCCACTGGTAGGTGGCCTCCCAGTTCTTGACGATCAGGCCTTCCTGCTTGTGGACGTCGATCACCTCGTTGCAGTAGGCGACCATGTCAGCGTAGTCCTTGACCTCGCGACCGGCAGAGATCTCGATGCGCTTGCAGTTGGCATGCTTTATTAGGTAGGCGAGGTGTGTACGGTTCTCGCGCATCGTGATCTTGGTCGACTGGTTCATCCAGTCGGTCAGCGGCATCAGGAAGAATGCGCGCAGGCGGAGGGCGTCCTTCGCGGCCTGGTTGCCTTCCTTCTTGGCGTTGATGGTCTCGGTGAAGTCGCTTGCGAAGCTCTCACCGTCCATCACGAAGTCGTAGCCGAGGTTGTAGCGAATGTTCTCCAGATCGGCGTCGTAGGTGCCGACCAGGTGGTCCATTGGCTTGCCGCTGCGAGCGCGGTACTCGACAGGTTGCCCAGCACGGACGATGCAGATGGTGCGCTGCCCGTCGTACTTCCAGTCGGCTTGTGCCGGGAAGGTGAGGCGCTCGAGGAACTCCTCTGGCTCCTCGCACTTGTCGGCGAGCATCACCTCGAAGGTGGGGATGGTGCCGTACAGGTCGTCTTTGCCGGCCCAGACCTTGTTGTAGGTGTCCTCGGAGAAGCCGGCGCGAAGGTCCTTCTCGATGACCAGCTCGAGCAGGTCAGCGACCTCCTTCGGGTAGAGGGACAGGACCTTGGTGACGGCAGCCGAGGCGTCGTTGCCAGTCAGCGAGCGGCTCGAGAGGGCCTGCAGCAGGTCGAGGAAGTGACCGACACCGGTGTGACCGTGCGGGTGGTAGTTCGTGGGGGTCTCCCACTTGCGGACGCCGTAGGTGAGGTAGGGGTTGAGCGCGTGCCAGATGAGGCTGCGGGTTTCAGCATCAGCGCAGGCAAGCGCGGCCTGGATGGCGGCCTTCTTACCAGCACCGCCGGCGCTCTGGCAGGAGGTGATGACCTGGACGAAGTTCTTCATGATGTCCTTGTTGGAGTGCATGGGTGCATTATACACCAACCTGAGCTGGTGTACACTACGGAGGTGTAACGCGTAACAGGTCAGTCGCTGATGCAGCAGGCCCGAATGTAAGGATTTCCCTCGTCCAGGAAGTTGACCTCGTCTTCCCAGAAGATGCCCAGGTACAGGTCGCCTTCCCAAGCTTCGTAGCGCTTCATGTCATTCCTCGAAACCGATCTCGTTGAGCTGGTCAGCGATGTACTCGCGTGATGGGCCGTCGAGCTTGCTGATCTGCTTCAGCAGCGCCTCGATCTTGGCCGCCGTGGTCTTCAGCGCGCGGGCCTTGCGGACCTTCTTGTGGAGGTCCAGCGAGGTAACGTCGTAGGTGTGCTTGGTCTTCGGCGGCAGGCCGAGGATGTCCATGACCTCCTTCCACTCCTTGCCGTGCGGCTTGACCTTCTTGCCGTTCATCGGCTTCGAGTCGTACACCGCGTGCGACACCAGGTGGGCCACCTCGTGCGGCACCGTCGACTCGAGGAACACCTTGTCGTTCTCGACGAGGAAGGTGAGGTTCAGGCGGATGCGGTTCGTGTTGACCCACGCCTCGCCACCGTTGGTGTTGCGGATGTCGTACCGCACCTCGGGGCGCTTGAACTTGCACTTGTAGTGCTTCTCGCACTTGACAAACGCAGCTTCCACCACCGCGTCAACACGAGCACGAAGTTCAGGCGTCAGGAGCGTGAGGTGCTTGTTCATAGATCTGTTGTACAGCTCGGTGAGTTTGTTGACCATGTGGCTATTCTATCACCGCTGCGCAGGTTGTACACAGGAGAAGTGTAACGGTTACCCCTTCGCCTTCTGCTCATCCATGAACCTCCACGACGTGACCAGGTGGTCCGGTAGGCGCTTCATGAAGACCTTGTCGAAGGACCACATGACGTGGTTGTCGATGTCCCACCACAGGTCGCACCGCAGGGTCTTGAAGTGCTTGGGGTGCTCCACATCGAAGTACGTGCTCTCCTTCGTGCGGGCGGTGCCGGCACGGAGCTTCAGCAGGTGGCCGACGTACTCCTCGTACTCGTCAGGCGTGAAGGTGTGGAGAACGCGAAGGCTCTCGCCGCTCTCGCCGGTGATGCGCGGCTCGACGGTGATCTTGATGTCGTCGACGCGCGCCTGCAGTGCACGGAGGGACATGGGTAGGGCGCCGAACTCGAACTCAGCGGAGCCCATGTAGTCGAGGTCGGTAGCCTCGCTGAAGCGACCCTCGACGAGGGGGTGCTTGATCTTGCCGCGCTGGATGTGGTAAGGGGTATGGATCACTTGGTGCTCCTGGAAATGTGGGCCTCGAGCTCAGCGTCGGACCAGAGGTGGCCCCATGGGGCCTTGTAACCGGCCGCTAGAATCGGAATGGCGCGCTTGAAGGAGGCGTAGGCCTCGGGGAAGTCCATGTAGTAGGCGCCAGGCGTGGCGTCATAGGGGACCCAGGCGACGGGGTCAATGACTCGCGCCAGCGCGTGGATGTCCCAGTGCGTGTAGTCCACCGTCGGGCGGTTCCGCACCATCAGGTTCTTGAGAAAGCGCTTGACGAGGTTCACAGCCTGTACCCGTTGTAGGCCAACCAGATGAAGGCGTTCAGCATGAAGAGCCCGAAGAGCATGCCCGAGAGTATCGCTCGTCCACGCCCCCTGACGGTGTTGGTGCCGACGAAGAAACCGACCAGGCAGCCCATGCCAATGCCGCTGAACAGGGCGCCGAAGGCCATGACCAGCGCTATGCCGAGTGAGTGAAGCATGTCCATGTTCAACTCCCGTTGACCTGTAGCACCACAGTTTCCGCGTCGTCCGGCCAGAGGTCAAGGTTCGGTTTGTAGTGCGTGACTTCCTCGATGGCATAGACTTCACCACCATTGTTGTCGTTGACTTCCACTTCCAGGTCTTGGGGCAGGGCCTGGAGGATCTCGATGAGTTCGCTGACCTTCATGTTCAGAACTTTCCGTTGGTGGAAGCGAAGGCAGCTGCCGTCTTCAGCATTGCACCGACCAGCACCGGGTCGTACTTGAAGAGGCGCTTGTCGGCGGCCTGGACGATCGCGAACTTCGCCGAGGACATGCCGACGAAGGAGACCTTGCCGAGGCGGCCAAGCGTGAGCTCCTGGCCGATCTGCTTCGTGTCGAGACCGACGCGGAAGCCGAAGCGAGCGGTGTTGCGGAAGTAGACGGGGTTGACGCCGCCGGTCTTGTCCTCGGCGCCGAACTCGACGGTGAACTTCATGGTCGACCCATCGCGGGCGTAGACGATGCGCTGGCGGCCCTTGCCGAGCTTGTGCTTGGTAGCGAACGCGTCGAGCAACTCGCCGAGCTCCTTGTTCATGGCCTTGACGGTGATCTCGTTGATGGTCGTCATTCAGAATCTCCAGGGTTTCAATCGATAGAGCTATTCTACATCAACCTGCGTTCTTGTACACAGGTGAAGTGTAACAGCTGGTATCAGATGCTCTTGTCGTTCGTCTTTTTGGAGAGCTCTTTCGCCATTTGCTCACCAACGAAGCAGATGGCCTCAGCGGCGTGCGACGCCAGCGTGCCCCCACCGAAGATGAACTGGTGTTCTGATTGGAACTTTCCATCCAGGTTGAGCGCAACGAACACCCCGGCACCTCGATCGCAATCATCTACCGTCACATAGCGCTGGTAGAACGACGCGTTATTGGTCCGCAGTGTCGTTTCCCGGGTGGTGGCGACAACAATGAACTCGCCAGCTCTGTTCTTGTTGAACTTCACTGAGCCGTTCTGCACCTCTACTCGATAGTTGTCGTTGTACGCGACGACTGTCCAATCCGACGCAGCAGCGACTGAGGAGGCAAGGCAGAGGGTGACGGCGGCGGCAAGCTTCACAGTAGACTCCAGAGGGGGTGTGGTGAAATCATTATACATCAACCTGCATTCTTGTACACAGGCAAGATGTAACGACGGCTACCCTGTAACTAGCCTCCCGGTGACCTGTAAATAGGTCCAACGAAAACTACAAGGCACCGTGCAACATGCCTAAAAAACGAATTCCAGACCTCGCTGTCGAGTGGGCGTCTGACCAGGGCAACATGTTCTTCCTCTCGGTCATCGAGTACCGCAAGGAAAACTACCTAGCTGTCATTGACAACATCACGAACGAGGACGTGGGCGCCTTCGTGCTCGACTACGCCCAGCAGGAGGGCATCGACCTCAAGCAGCTGATGTCGCTTGTTACGCTTTGGTTCTACCGTGGCTCCTACGACTACCCGCTCTCCTTCGAGTTCTCTCGTCTTGGCATCGCTGGCCGAACCAACAAGATCTACAAGACGTTCGAGCTGGTTCATGTAACGCGGCTGATCGGCCGTGACTTCCGCTTCGACCTCATGGAGGCACCAAAGGTGCGGCGGCGGCGGGTCTCGAAGATCCCCGCCGGCGTTGAGATCCGGCTCAAGCGGTCAACGCAGCCCGTACTCGAGCTTCAGAAGCTCGAGTAGCCAGGTCTCGAACTTCGCCTCCAGCTCAGGCGTCTTGGCCGGCAGCAGGGTGCTGTTGGCCTGGGCCTCTGTCACCTGCTTCTCCAGCTCCAGCAGCCGGACCTTGACCTCCTCCAGCTCAAACTTCCCCTGCTTCACCGCCAGCAGGTAGGGCGCGTTCACGCGCGGGAAGGTGAGCTTGCCAACCGTCAGCAGCTCGAGCGCCTGCTCGTAGACCCGCACCGCGTGGGACAGCGACTTGAGGTCCACCGCCACCTCGGCGGCCGCCTGCGACCGGTGCCCGTAGCTGGCGACCAGCTTCTCCACCGCGGTGTAGAGGTGGCTGAGCGTGGTCGTCTCGAGGTACTCGCGACCGTTGAGCTTCAGCGTCAGCATCGTCCGGTTGTTGTTGACGGTGGTACCCAGCTCGCAGTCAGCCCGGTCCATCATGAGGTGGATTACCTTGCGCGGGCCACCGCCGACGAGATCAAGCTCCGTATCCAGCCGCGGCCATTCCAGGCCAGCCACGTCCTGAGCGAAGCGGCTCAGCTCTTCTAGCTCGGCCAGCACCCGACGGGCCTTGTCCAGCCGCACCCCACGGTGCACGTAGTCGAAGGTCTGCTTCATCGCGAAGCCGGCCATCGAGCTGACGTTGCAGGTCAGGAACCGGTTGACCAGCTCCTGCACCCAGAAGAAGGGCTGCGGCGCCGGCGGGTTCACCTGCTGCAGGTGCGCGAAAGCGCACTCGAGGGCGTAGGTCTGCCCGCCGAGGAAGTCGCGGCAGAACGTCTGCAGCGGCACGTACTCGGTCTCGAAGCCGCCGTCCGGCATGGGGGCGTTGCCGTCGGTCAGAGCCACGCCCTGCGCGTCGAAGCGCGCCTTGAACGTCTGCAGCTTCCGCCCAAGCAGAACGTCCCTGAACTCCGGCAGGTAGACGACCTTGTAGTCGAAGTCCGACGCCGGCGTGCTGGTGCCGTAGAGGTGCGACCCGTAGGTCACCTTGAAGACTTCCTTCATTCTTGTTCTCCTTGTATTCTAGCCCAGACGAATGCCTTGAGCTGGTCAAACTGCGTGTAGTGAAACGTCGCCAGCTCGGCGCCGCGGCGGTCGGTGAAGGTGACGTACTCCTCGCTTCGCCCGTTGTGGTGCACGTAGACCTTGATGAGGTTGTCACCTGACCCAACGTAGATGACGTGGCGTCCTACCTGCAGCGGCACACCTCCTGCCTGCAGCCCCTTCAGCAGCGGCAGCGCCTGCTCGGCGAAGAGCTTGGAGCTCCAGCCGCCACCTGCCTCGTAGGCCTCGATTGACTTGCTCAGCTTTCTCACTTCAGCTCCAGTTCCTCGTACTCGTGCGTCGCTTCTAGGTTGTAGTTGGTTATCGGGTAGGTGCCCTCGGTGCGGAAACCCAGGAAGACCAGGTCCTCCTCGGTGGCTCCCAGCTCGACCGCCTGCAAGCGGGCCAGCTCCTTAGCAGCTCCGTATTCCCGCGCGAGGTGCTCCTGGTTGCGCTTCAGGATCGGGTCCGCCACCACCTGCCACGCCTTCTGAGCCGCCTTGTACTCGGCCTTCGACGTGGGTGTCTGCTTCACCGGCCCGCGTGGGCGCTCAGGAGCGACCTCGAGCCCCTTCTGGGTGGCCTTCAGCCGCCGGTAGTAGGCCTCTTGGATCTTTCCGTGGATTTCCCGCAGCCGCACCATCTGCTCGTTGAGGCGCCAGACCTCGAACTGTGCCTTCTCCTCGTCGAGGTAGGCGCAGACGTTGCACTCCCAGGCGTCGTCATACGACCCGCCTGAGGCCTTCACCACGTAGATCTTGCTCACTGCACGCTCCGGTGTTCGGGAAAGGTGTGGACGTCGGACCGCTCGAGGACCTTGCGGGCCACGGCGTCCATGACGCGGCGCTCCAGCTCGCGGACCTCGGCGGCAGTCAGCTCGTCATCCTCGAGGTCACCGTCGAACCAGGCCTTCAGGCGGGTGTCGTCCATCAGAGCTGCTCCTTGATGAAGTTGAAGGCCGCCAGCTGCTCACCGTGAAGCGCCGGGGCGGTGCTGTAGTCGTCCGCCAAGGCGCCCAGCGTGAAGAGGTGGTGCTGAAGGTTGTCATGCACGTCCTTGGCCTCCTTCAGGCCGAAGCCGTAGACCTCGCGGATCTTCTTGATGGCCGGGACCCGTTGGCCGGTGCTTGCCAGCTCGATGACCTGCTTCACGCCGAGGTACCGGCTGCTGCGCTGGGTAGCCAGGCGCATGAAGAGACCTGGCTGGCCCTTTGCGAGGGCCGAGCCGACGGTCGACGGCTTCAGACCGAGCAGCTCGAAGAAGGCGACAGGCGACTCGCAGATGAACTCCTGGACCAGCTTCGAGAGGTCGATGCTGTCCTGGTTCTTCAGGTAGAACTGAAGGGCTTCCTGCGGGGTGGGGGTGTTCATGGTGCTATTATACACCATTGGGGGCACGAGGTGTAACTAGAAGAGGGTCGTTACACCAGCCAGTCGCCGTCACGAATTCGCCACGAAACCCAGGCTACAGCGAGAAGCTCAGCGGCAAAGAGCCCTAGCAGACAGAAGAGAAAGGTCATCGTCTTCCTTGATGGAGCGGCGGCCTGGAGTGGTGCCAGTCAGGCGGTTGTATTCCTCATGCGGGCCGATCCAAAACCAGTCGATGGTCTTACCATCCGGTCGCTCTCTCCCGAGGGCGCGCCAGCTGTTGCCCACGCGCACCGACCAGATGTTGTGCAGCTCATCCGCCATGTGCTTGAACTCAAGCGATGGGTGGTGCTCATCGCGCTTGAAGATCTCGAAGTTCTTCTTGGCCAGCTCCTGCACCGGCTTCGGCAGCCGGTCGAAGAGCTTCGTGAACTGCTTGGAGCGGCGGTGGATCAAAGCTCCTCCAGCTCTCCCTCGGCCAGCTCGGCGTCGAGAGCTTCGAGGAGGTGGTCCAGCTTGCCGGCCTGCACGTCCTCGGTGATCTGGCGGTCCCAGCCCGCTTGCTGGGCTTCAGTCAGGGGCTTGACGGTCTGCAGGTCGATGAGCTTCATGATGGTGTCCAGAGGTGCTTGGGTATTTATGCCATTCTAACACCATGGGCACGGATGTACACATCTAGAGTGTAACTGGTTACCTATCCAATCAGAGGGTAAGCTTTACCGCACGGCAGGGCAGCCAGCGCTTCTTGATGGGTGCGGTGATGCGCGGGTCTCGACCGTAGTTGTCAAACTCCATGTTGTGTTGGCTCGAAAGCTTGGCCATCAGCTTTCGTTCAGAGGTGTACCCCGACACAGGAAGCATGAGCGCCAGGGCATGCCCACCGTGACGAACGAGCAGATCGTGGACCTTCAGCGTCGTCGGCACGTCGGGTCTACCGCTGTGAATGAGCGAGGTAAGCGTGTCCAGCCGGTCATAGAAGCGATTTCCAGGCTTGACCTCGCCGCCCTTCCAGAAAACGGTACCGCCTGCCTGCTGAAAGCGCTTGACCTGCTTGAGCAGCCCCTTCAGGGTACGCGCGCGCGTGTGGGACAGCTGATCAAGCGGATCACGAAGTGGATAGTGCCCGAAGAGGGTGATGTAGGTGCCAACTGCGTTGACTGGGGCACGCAGCTCTTTGTCGGCCAACAGGCACACGGTTACGGAGTAATGGGGGATCAACGGGGCCATAGTTATCTCCTAGAACAGGTGGTGTTCAGGAAATTTTATCACCATGGTCGCCGACGTGCACCGCTAAAGTGTTACAGCGGCAGACCCGCTCGGTAGCGCTTCAGCCCTTCGGCTGAGCCGTACTTCTTGACATACTGCCCGACCGAGGCTACCTGGATCTTCACTGGCTCAGGTGAAGGTGCCTTCACGCTCTTGGACTTGATGACCCTGGGAGGCTTCTGGACCTCAGGGTGGGCCAGCTGGGGCTGCTTGCCCAGGACCTTCTCAACCACGTACCGCTCGCCGACGTCGGGAGTATCGGTCTCCGGCCACGGACCCAGCTTTCGAACCTTCAGCTTAGGCAGCACTGGCGGTTCCTCACCTTCTTCTCGGCCGAAGGTCATGTCGTACTCGAGGGCGGTCCAGCAGACGTGGTTGCGGTGGTGGACGACCTGGTCACGGTCGAGGCCCAGCTTCTCGTGGTACGGGTTGTGGGCGTTCAGGTCCTGGGTGAGGGCGTGGATGCGAGCGATGGCGAAGTTCTCGCCGTTGGGCCAGAACCTGGGGTTCGGTTGGCCGTCGACGAGGTAGCCGAGGCGGTGCTGAAGGACCCAGTGGTTGTCGTCGATCAGCTCTATGCTGAAGAGCATGTGGTCGAGGACGTGTTGCTCGTCGTGGCCGGCCTGGAGCAGGCGGGCCTTGATCTCGACCAAGAAGTTTCCATCACCCGCAGAGGGCTCAAGCCACCGCTTGTTGGGATCGAACCAGACAGAGGCAGGAAGGCGCTCGAGCATGTTGTGGACCAGCGAACGAGGAGTGAAGACCTCGCCAGTGTCCTTGACGCGGGTGGCGTGCTTCATGCCTTGGGCGTGAGGGAGATCTCGTCGTTCACGTTGAATGAGCGCCAGCCGTTGCCATGCTTGTCTGTGGCCGCACGATCAGGTGACCACACACGAAGCACTGCAGCCCCTCGCTGGGACTGGTGCTTGGGGCGATGGTAGATCTTCATGCTCTCGTTGAGAGGCATGTGCTGGCCATCGAGCGTGATCTCCATGGTCTTGCGCCCGTCCTTTGACCACCACTCAAGGCGCCACACACCCTGAGAGACAAGCTTCCGACGCTCTCGCTTCTTGAGGATGTCTTCAGCGTACAGCTTCCTGGCAGCTGCGAACCAACCGCGTTGCTTCATGTCACTTCGTGTCCACGTTGTCGCGCTTGGTGTCGTCTGGGTTGGAACGAACGTACTTGGTGCCTTCGGTCACCACCGTGTGGTAGCCTTCGTGCTGTCCAGCTTCAACTTCACGCACGACTTGTGCACGCGTCTTCTCCACGCCGCCGACGGTGTAGGTCTTCGCACCACCGGTCTCAGTCTCTTGGGCCTTCTTGATGAGCGGCGGTTGTGGTGTGTGCTTCTTTGGCATGTTGTCTCCTCACAGTGTGATCGTGTCAACGATCTCGTCAATGGTAGCCAGCTCTTCAGCTGACAGGTTGAAGAACGATGCGAGCTTCGCATCGTTCCACTCTTGGGTCCAGTCGAGCCATGGAACCGCATCAAGCAGCTTGCCAGACCAAACGTGTTGATCGATCTTGCAGATGGCCATGAGCGCCTTCATGAATCGAGTCCGTGTCAGGAAGTCCAGCGCGTGCTGCGCTTCTTCCTTGGTGCTGAATGGCACCCACACCTTCTCATTGCCTTCGGCCTTGCCAGCCTGCGGCTTGGCAACCTGCGGCTTGTCGGTGATCTCAAGAGATGTGCTGTTCACCAATGACCACATGTTGTAGACGGCTCGCTTGGTGCCATCGTAGTCATCAATGACCGTCTTGCCGTTGCCGGTGATGCCAGACAAGTTGACGTACCAGGCCCCGCTGCCGTTGCGCGCCTTGTTGTGCCAACGCTCAGGATGGCTCCACACCTTCGTCAAGAACGAGGCGACCTGTTTCGGCGACCCCCATTGTGTGGCCTCGTCCAGCGTGTCCAGCTTGATCGTTGGCTTTGGTGTCAGCTTGGTGCCGCCGTAGGCCTGTGTCCGTGTGTCCGTCAAGGTAGCGCCTTCTCCGGGCCCAATGAGTGTCACCGTCAGAGGCACGTACAGCCCAACCTGGGGCCAGGGGTTGTCGACCAACGTGATGTCAACTTGCTTCGCGGACAGTCGATCACGCAGCGGCTTGTAGATGGCTCGCTGGTTGCGTGTGTCACGCTTCTGCACCAACCACTCGGCGGGATGCACGAACACGAGCTCACCGTTCTCCGCTAGGTGATCAAGGCCCAGCTTGAGGAACTCCAGGTGCATGCTTCGCTTGTAGGGCGGGTTGCCGATGACGAGGTCGAACTTCATGTCATCCATTGTACTACACCGGCCATCTTCATCGACCTGAAGGGTGGTCACGTCCAGCTCCTGCAGCTGGCGATCGAACACCGAGTTCTCGCTCACCGCCCAGATCTTGACACTTGGCCAGCGCTTCTGCAGGGCGCGGACGAGCGCGCCGCTCTTCGGATTGACGGCCAGCACCGTCTTTGGCGTGATTCGCACTCGGCCCACCAGGTCGGTGACCGTCGCGTTGTCGAGGATGATCTGCTGCTGTCCCTCCTTCGGTTGCTTGGGTCCCAGCGTTCCCACCATCTCCAGCAGCGGGTCCTTGATGCCATTGAGTACCAGGCGCAGGTGGTTGTTGGCCCAGTCGAGCAGGGTGCCCTGCGCTAGTGCGAAGATCAGCAGCTGCTGATTGACATCTCCCCAGCAACCGCGAAGCACCTCGCTCTTGGCGACCTCCAAGGCGTCAAGCTTGTTGGTGACGCTGTCGTGGGCTGCGAACAGCTTGAGCTGTCGAAGCATGGCGCACAGCACCTCGAGCTGACGTCGACGCTGCTCTTCGCGCTCCTTCTCGGCCTTCTTCGCCGGCTCACCGGGCTTGGTTGTCTTGGCGCCGTTGTCGTCTGACACGCCGGTGGCGTCGATACCCGAACCCTTGTTGGCACCCTGTCCGACCACGTCGTGTGTGTACACGGCCTCCAGCCCTTCGTCACCGAGCGCCCCGCGAACAGCGGGATCAGTGGCCTCTTCGTACAGCTCCAGCTCCTTCGCCCTGAGCTGCGCCTGGTAGGCCGCCTCCATCTCGACGTGCGTCACTTCCCGCAGCCCCGCGTTGGTGTAGACGCTCAACCCGAAGAGGTGCTCGATCTCCTTCACGGGACGACTAGTTCGAGCCGCACCATCCCGCAGCTCAGCGCTCATTGCCTGCAGGGCCGAGCTGTCATGGATCGCGACGCCCGGCTCGTACACCACCATCTTCGTCGTCTTCTTGAGGCCGAACAGCTCATCCTCGTACTCACGGAACAGGCGGTACTCGGTCTGCATGAACAGCGCCTGCGAGCCGATCTTGTCCCACAGCGCAATGCCCTCCAACGCCGGTAGGTTGACGCCGGTGAGCAGCTTGTGGTGCGTCACGATGATGAGCTTCCTGCTGCCAGCCTCCTTGCGGAGATCCTCTAGAACGTCCTTGCTGGTCTTCGTGATGCCGGCAATGGCAAGCCGGTGATCGAACTCGTAGCTCGAGATCACAAGCGCCTGATCACCGCGCCTGGTGTTGATGAGCTTGACGATGAAGTCGATCTTCTCCCGAGCTCCACCTTCCTTGCCACCACGAGGCACGATGAGCATGGCGGTGCCGGTCTGCGTCACCTCGCGGCCGAGCGTGCAGGCCTTCCACTCCGGCTTCACGCCGGTGCCGTACGCTCCGAGCGAGAAGGTCATGTCGATCACCTCGAGCGCAGTCGTCGGGTAAGTGAGGCGGCCCTTCTTGAAGTCGAACACTTTCTGGCCGTTGATGTTGGCCTCAGCCCTAAGCTCCGTCTGGCACTCCTTTGGTAGCTCGAGGTGGGTGCAAGCCATCAGCTCCAGGTTGGGAAGCCGCGCCAGGATCGGGTCTGTGCCGTCTCGCTTGGCAAGCAGGGCCTCCAGCAGGCCGAACGTCACTACCGCTTCGTTCTCGTACTTGAACGCCGCGTTCTCACGGGCGGTGATGGTGGCCGTCATGTCAAGCGTGTACTTCGGCTTGAGCTTCGCCAGCACCTGCGACGTTTGGTCAGCCGCGAAGTGGAGATGCGTCTCGTCGCGCATCAGCAGGAAGCACTCAGCTGCCTTCAGGAAGGCGTAGCGCTTGTCGAGCTTGCGCAGCTCCTTCTCCAGCTTCTCGCGCTCCTTCTCGTCGAACACGTCCTCGAAGTCCTCAGCGTCGGCCTTGTCCTTGCCTCGGGCGCTCTGCACGGTGTCGATCACCACCGGCACCATGCCAGCAGCCTCGCACTGGGCAATCCACTTGAGGAACTGCGCCTCGCTCTTGATGTCCTTGAGCTCTCGAACGTTCGCCTCGAGCTGCTGTTCACCGAACTTGAACTTGAGGGCCGTCGTCTTGAAGTCCTGGATGGTGACCTTCACTGGTGACAGGATTAGGGCGTAGCCCCTGCCCTTGTAGAGGCGAACCGCCAGATCGAGCGCGGTGGCGCTCTTGCCGTAGCCACCGAAGCACTGCATGAGTGCCTTCTCCCACTTGAGGAGGGCTGCCATCAGCAGCTGCGCAACCGGCCGTTGGTAGGCGTACAGCTGGAAGAGAGGCTTCGGTGACTTCTTTGCGAAGCCGCAGATCTCCGCGATGGCCTTGACGAGCTCCTGGCGCAGCTCTCGCTTGTGACCGAGCAGTTCCTCGACTCCAGCGTCGTTCGTCTTGACCTTGCCGCGCAGGTGAGATGCCGACTTCCACGGCTTCAGCAGTCGTGCCCGCAGCCAGTCGTCGAACTTCGGATCCTGAGCCGGGTTGGCGAGCAGTGCTGGGGTGTAGGGTACGCCCATCAGCTCGCACACCTTCGAGAGGTTGAAGGTGAGGCAGGCGTCGAAGAAGCCCTTGCCCTGGTAGCGCCCACGTGCCCGTTCTACCGCCGACAGTCCGTTGGACTTGCTGTCACGGGACTTGCCGAGCTTGAATACCTCATGGCCGTCAGCTCGATCGATGCCCTCGTCCTTGAGGTAGATGACCAGGGTGTCTTGCTGACAGACGTCAACGCCGCTGTCGTGAAAGATGTAGGTGGGTGTGCTCATGGGAGGATTGTACCACATCCACCCAGGTTGTACACAGTCAATTTGAAACCGTTACAATCTGCCTTGCTCGATCAGGTGCAGCTGCAGCACCACGACCAGCGCGTAGGCCAACGCGTGACTCTTCTTGAAGGAGTACCCTTCGTCGTCCTTGGCGTAGAGCGCCCGCCGACAGGCCACCCGCTCCTTGAGATACAGACCCAACAGGGCCTTCTTGCCTGGCCGAATGAGCGCCATGCAGTCCGCCAGCTCCTCGACGCTCCTCGGCTTCACCTTCGTCAGCAGCTCCCCGTGCTTGGCCAACTGGAACAGCTTCGGCCACGTCGACGGCAGCTGCAGCGTTGTCCAGTCCGGCTCCTGCTTCAGCAGCGCCTCGATCTCAGCCCGTGTCTCGAAGTGTTGGTAGACGTTGAGGTGCAGGAAATCTACCTTGAGGTAGCCTAAATCCTCTGCCTCCTCGTAGGGAATGGCTGCCAGCCCCGTGAAGGGGTCGACCGCCATCTCCTGTGGATACACTCCAACGGGATGCGGGCTGACCTTGCCGTCCTTCACCACGGCAGCGCGAGGCCAGCGCGGAAAGAGGCGCTCGGGCCTGAACGTCGGCTCGACGTCGATGTCTACGTCCATGGATTAGAACCTAGGTAGGCCCTCGGTTGGC